GTAGTAAAAATAATACCAGCTACAATAATCATTGATAAACCTCCAACTAATGCAGATTTAGTATCTTTAACATATCTCGAAAGAAGTACCATACCTAAACTAAAAATAGCTAAAGATAACCCTGTGGTTAAAGCCCATACAATATCAGGTGCATCTTGAGGGCCGACTTGTGGAAAGCCTTTCATTACATACGCAGCTCCAACCATGCCTACTGCAGTTGCAATAATAGCACCTGCTATAATAATAGGAATTCTTAACATATCTGAATATCCACCTGACTGTTTAATATTTTTAATAAACATGGAAGTAGTTAATCCAAATATAGCAATACCTAAACCTGCAGTCAAAGCCCATACAATATCAGGTGCATCTTGAGGGCCAACTGGAACTAACATTTTTGAAAATACTGTGGCAACACCGGCAATCGCAATAGCAGTAGTTATCATTAAAAGTCCTACAGTTAAAGCAATTTTAGGGCTTAGTACAGTAGGCGCTACTTTTCTATCTCCAAGCATACTTCCTGATGACATTGCTTTTACTAATAAAAGCACAGGAAGTGTAAAAATAAATATTGCAAGACCTGCACCTAAAACCCATAAAGGATCAGGAAATGTAAGTTTGCCCATTGATTTAAAAACTGAAAAAATACCAGCAATACCTACAATTGAAGTAGCAATGCTCAGCATTAATAAACCAGTAGAAAACGCTTCTTTTGCAGTTAAACCTTTTGATGCTTCTACTATTGTTGAAAAAGCAGCAAACGCCAGACTCATCACCAACATAAAAGGAACAATAACTATTAAATCTTGAGGCTTAATAATGGCGCTTACAAATTTAAGAGCTCCTGCAAAAATAATAATAGATCCAGCTAATAATGCAATATTTTTAACAGTATCGCCTACATTACGTGCAACTTCTATTATTTTATCTTTTGCGCTTCTAGTTTCATTCTGGCCTGCATCTCTATCTCTACTAGATATTGCACTCTTTATTGATGATTTAATATCTTTTAATATAGATGTTTGGGTTTGAAGCTCTGAAACTACAAGTTCATTTGTTCTATTTAATATTTCAGTAGGTGCTGACGTAAGAGAAGAAACTGCTCTAGAATCACCTGATGATACTTCTAAAGCAATTTGTATTTTCTGTAAAACACCTAGAATTGCAGCTTGCTGTTCTAAAGCCCGTTTTTCAAATCCTTTTTCGTATGCCAATTTAAATTATTCTTTTTATATTTAAGTCTTTTTATTTATTTAAGTTTAGGCATTGAAAATGAAGGCATTTTAACACCACTACTAAGACCTTTAGCTATACTAGTATATTTATTAAAATCAGGAATGTTTGGATTATTATTAGAGTTATCATAATTTTTTTCCGCTTCATTTTTTTGTTTTAAAATATCTATTAACTCTTCCAATGTTATTTCAAATTCATAATATGGCAAATTTTCTATTTCACTAGGCTGAAGCCTCATGTGATAATATAAAATAGCTTTTGCTTTAAAGAAGTTCTTCAGAGATATCTGAAATAACGAATAAACTTTTGACGCCTCCAGGAAAGGTAACTGGCACTACGACCTCCCCATCGCAATTGGTGCATAACATATTTAATTCCTGTTTAACGCCTATTCTCATTTTTTCAGCTAATCGATAAACTATTGAAAACTTTTTTTGTGACCAGCCGTTAAATTCAACATTTGCATTAAATATTTCTTTATCACCAAAGCCTCTCCATTCTCTATGTAAATATGGAAGAACTTGTAAAAATGATTTATCCCATTTTTCCTTTTTTTCTTCTTTATGTTTAATAAAATCTGTAATAATTCTCATTACACCTATTGTAGGAGGACACATAACTACAGTACCTTCTGTCTTAGTAGAAAAAATGTAAGCTTTTATTTCATGATCATAATGTTTTTCAAGCTCTGAAGAATCATAATATTGTAATGTTGTAGTTTTTAATTCATATTCATTGTCATGGGTACAATATTTACATGAAGATTTCATAATTAAACGGTTTTCACCATTTTTAAAAGTAAGTTCTCTTATTGAAAGTATAACAAATAGACGATCTTCTTCTAAAAGATCTTTATAGCTGCCTCTTCTACCTGAAAAATCAATTCTAGCGCATGAAGCTAGAATATTATTTAATTTTTCATCAACGTCAAATAGATTATTTTCATCCATTGTAGAAAAATCTCTAATCTCGGCAACTTTAGCAGCTCTAATAGAAATAGAAATATCACTCCTATAAAATCTGCCTTGCGAAGGTAGATTTGAAACTAATAAAGGAATATAGCCTATTTTTTCATTTATCTGTCTTAACTCTTCAAAATCTTCTCCATTTCTACCTATTTGCACTCTGCCTAAACCTGTTGAAGTTTGAGAATTTTCAGATTCCATTTGATCAATAGCATCTTGGTAATGTTGTTCTTTTTCTTTTTCTATGGACATTTTATAAATTTTTAAATACTTTTAATTAATATTATTATATATTCATTAGATATTAGAGGCATTATCTATAGTAGATGATGAAGACGAAATATTACTGGAAATTGTAGGCGTTGTTGAATTAAAATTAGAAACAAAAAAATCTTTAGAGGCTAAACTATTAGAGCGTATAGAATTACTGTTTGATGAATAATTAGATAAACCTACTTGATTAATAATTTTATTTTTAATTGATGTGTCAATATTAGGTTTTGTAGTTTTTATTTCTGAACCTTTAAAAGAATTCTTGCTTTCAGGTTTAGACATAGCTTCTATTCCTCTTTGTGGAGAAGCTGCATATTTAGCATCTATTGAATTTTTATTCATGATTGAAGAAGCTTGAGAATTTTGTGGAAATTGCCCAGTGCCATATTCTTTAGTTGTTGAATTATAGTTTGAAAAAACATTAGTCGCTGAAAGATCACTGGATGTTAAAAAATTAGAAGATATTGTTTCTTTAGCATTATTTTCTAATTTATTGTTTAATATCTGTTTTACTTCATTTTTATCTTTTAGAGTTGATATTGTTTCAAATTGTAGTTCTGATGTTTTTTGATGTACTTCAGATTTTATATATTGAGTTTGGTCAAAACTTTTAATAGTAAAGTTATTTTGTATTGGCTGTATTTCAGATTGAAAATCAGCAGGATACGAAGCGTTTGAATGTGCTATATTATTACCTTCAGGATATTTTTCTAACACATTTTTTGACATTTGTGTAGATGATAAGTTACTAATAATTTTATAAGAGCCTACAGTGTCTAAAGGTTCGTATGCTTTTTTATCTAGTTTAGTAATTGGACTATCTATTTCTCTTTTGGAATTTTGAATTAAAACATTATTATGCAAATTAAAATTTGCATTATTATAAGAAATGTTAGTCGGTGTATATTTTTTCGAAGAAGGAAGAGGTAAATCAGGAACAACAGCAGGATTAGAATATTCAGTTTCTTCTTGTGGGCTATTAAAAGATTTTGAATTTTCTACAGGATTTGAATCTGAAAAAATATCAAAAACGTCTTGTTTCTCAGGATGTGAAGATTTAATTTGAGATCGACCTACTGAACTTGTCTGTGTTTTTGTTTTTTTAAGCATTAACAATATCAGGTTTATATAAGTAAAAAAAGGAGAAATCTTGCGATTTCTCCTCTAAGATTAAATTTAATTTACCAACCTTTTCCAGTTACGTTGCTGTCTTTAGCAACTGCTAAACCAAGAGCTGACAATATAGTCGTAACTAAAGTCGCCTGGCCTGAATCAAGCCAACCCATGTAAGTTGCAAAAGATACAGCAGCAAGTGCAGCAGCTGCTACTGTTGTTTTCCAGTTTTTCATCTATTATTTTTTATTTATAGGACTATACAGTATTAATTATCTGATCAGTCCTTAAATCAGATAATTTTTTATAAGTTTTCTTCTATCCAATAATCTGATCGTATTGTCATAGATACTTCAGCAGGCTCTGTTGTTTCATACGACAAATCATCTATAAACGAAGGTTGGCCTGTAGGAAAACAGTCTTTAAATGTTATTTTTCTAAATACATCACCTCTTCTATTGTATTGAACAACAATCATAGTTCCTGTGTAATTAGCTTTAATACCCATCTCACCAGTTAATGGATCGTATGTAAGTTTATACCAATCTCTCATATATTTATAAATATATGCTTGGTTTGCATCATTTAAGTTAACAGTAAATGCTACAGTCAAATCAACAAAAGTTTGGTCAGGCATGCCTGCGTAACTTCTATTTGCAAATTTATATTTCTGAGCAACAGATTCTACTGAAGGATTTAAATTATTTAAACCAGCTATATTTTTTACATGTTGAAGAATTAACGAAGAATCTTGATTCAATGGTGTTAATACAGTTACTTCAAATAAATTTGGATAAATTGGTTCAAATTTTTGAATTGATGCTTTTGCTTGTGTGTAATGAGGAAGCGGCATTTTATATTATTTTTTATTATTGTCTAAATATCTTAAACGTCTTAAACATTTAATATTATTATATATATCTATATAGATTAAAAATTAGTAAAGAATCTTAAAATATCATTATTTTTATCTATATATCTTTTACGCCATCTAATTTTATGCATAAAAAAACCGGCTATGAATTAGCCGGTTTTATTCTAAAGTACTTATAGTTATTAAACTTGACCACTTGATATTTGGCCAGGTCTAAGTATAGTTGTTCGTGTTACAAGAATTTCCATTCCTTTTACCGGTTCGACAAAGGTATCTAAAATACCTATATTTCTTTCAATAATATCAGGAGTGTTATTAGTTTCATCCATAACATTCCTAAAATTATAAACACCATTTTCTGCTTGTACAGTAGCCATAAAATTATCTGCTAGAGTTTTAATTTCTAATCGTGTTTGAGCTGTATTAAATTCAAAAAGATAATTTTTCAAAATTGCAGATAAACCGTCCTGTATATAAATCATAACTTCTCTTACGTGAGCAGATGATAATGCGCTTTGTACATTTTGTTGAGCTGTTTTATTGGCAAATATTACCAAACCTGTGCCGTTTTGAAAAATAATTGGATTAAGACCGAATGGTTCAATATTATCTCTATCAGATTTATCATAATTATATTCAACACCAATAACTCCTCGACCTCCAACGATACCGCGTCTATTACCTGCAATAATTGACCAAGGCAGTGCATTAGTATATTTATCAATATAATTGTTAGAAACATACCCAGCAGGTGGTACCTGGATATTAGATCCATTTTCTCTTACAGTAAGAAAAGGCGTATAAAATGCTCCATAACTAGAACCTTGAGTAATTCCAGGTAAGGTATACCTAACAGTAGGGTTTTTAGAAAGATTTCCACCATTTGCAACGTATGCAGTATCAAACTGGCCTAACAGATTTAAAAAACTTGGGTCTGTGCTCTTTTTAAAATTATCAACCGAAGGTGCATTTACTAATGCAAATGCATTTTGTCTCTCCTTAGCAAGGGTAAAAAATATTGATTTTGAATTTGCTTCTATCCCATTAGCCCAAGTATCAACAATATATCTATAAGAAATATTATCTTTATCAATAAGAGCTTGAAACAGTTTAGTACCTCCTAAAGTATCATATAAAATATTATTCTGCTGTTCATTAGTACCATTTGGTAAATTATATGAGCCAAGTGGAAATCCATCGAGTGTAAAAATATTATAATAATCAACCCATTCAGTAATAGGTGTATATGACTCTACAGTCTCGACCGAATCTATGGTTCTAATAAGAATAGGCCCTTCGCATATAATCTTAAGAGCATTTACACCTGGTGTAAAATTACTAATTCCTATAACTTCTTTAATATAGGTAAGTCTAGATGAAACTGTAGAAGATCCTACATTTTGTAATAAATATTTACCTACTGCAACATATACTGAGCTGCTAGATGATACAATTACTTCATTTTGTTTTAAAAGAGAACCAGGAGTTCCACTATATTCAAGTACATTTATACTATTATTAAGAGAACCTTTATACGATTGAATACCTAATGTGCCTTGAGAATATGCAGTATCACTAGTATCAAAGAAATACTTTCCAGTCTGATTAATTCCAAAATCTACATCATCTACAATTAAGTCATTAAAATCAGCATCAGCAAATGCATTAATAATAAAAGTTGGAATATTATATGTGCTATCAGAAATTTCTATTTTAGTTGGAGTTCCTGAAAGATTATAGATTAAATATGAATATGATAATGGATTAAAATCTAAATATAATATCTGAGAAGCTCCAATGGTTGATCCAAATACTGCTTTATCGCCATCTGTCAATGTACCGTTTGAAATATCTGAATATAGTTGAGAAGATAATCCGCATATAATAGTTCCAGTGTCACCGTTATCATCTCTCTGAGTGACCCAATCCATATCTAATACTTTAATATATTTAAGCGTAGAAAGTCCATCAAATGGAGTATCTCCAGCACCTAAAGTAATATCAGCACCTGATACTGTAACTAAAGTATAGCTTGAAGTAACAGTTACGTCAATTACTGGAATTGCTAAATCATCACCTGCATTAATAAGAAAATCACCTACTGCACCGGTTGAATTAGCTTTTAAATTCTTAAAAACATTATAAGCAGCAGATGCGCTTGATGCAGATGCTAATAAATCAAAACTACCATCAGTATTAACTGTTAAAGTTACGCCTGTAAGACTCACCGACCTTAAATTGGTTGAATTTTCTGTATAATCTAGATCTGATGCAATAGTAGCTTTATAAGATAAAAAATCAATCGTTTTAGGATTGACCCTTTCTAGTTCATGTCCAATAAGATCAAGACCTTTATCAGTACCATCTAATAGGTCTCCTAAATCAAACATTGCTTCATTAATAGAACAGAAAAGTCCTGTTGATGGAGTATCTGCATTAATTAAATCTTTAATATAAAGATTATTGCCATTAAGATCTGAAAAACCTGGAATAAGAGAGCCTGTATAAATTGATATTAGACTTACTTGAGGTAAATTATTAAATTGTTCTAGATATGTATCTGAAGTATCTGTAATTGATACTTTTCTTTTAAGACCACTCTGCTTATCAAAATACTTAGCATAAGTTGGATCTGATGTAAATCTTTCATACGGATAAATTGCAGTAGTGTCTGCTCCAAGATTTCCATTATATAGAAATACATCAACCATAAAATCTGATACAAAGCTTTCACCGTTTAAAAAAGCTGGTATATTAGCATTACCATACCAATCTTGAACTTTAATTTGAAATCCTTTTGTATTTTCAGGCGCTGCTTTTCTTACTAAGATAGAAACTTGTCTACTTCCAAGATTAACAATATTAAAAAGATTATTAAATGGGGTAGTGTCTGTTGCGCCAATGTTAGTAAGGAATGCATCAGTACTAGGAAACCAAAACTTATCTTGATTAAAATACCCAGAATATAGTGCTTCATTAGTAAAACCTGAATTTGCTTCAGTTGAACTTGCACTAAAAAGGCAAGCTTCATCATAATCTCCACTTCCATCTATAGCATTATTTAATCTCCAAAGATTTAATGCTAAAATAGGACCTCTTTCTAAAGCTGAAAGACAGCTTCTATGAAAAAAACTCCCTTTTCTTTCATCTATTCTATTAATGTCACCAAATACTGCTCTAAAAAAAGAGGTATCAGGACAAAAAACAGGCGTGTTAAAAGGACCTTTTCTAGAAAAGCCTATAACTAATCTTAATTGTTCAGCTGGGATTGAGACAGTTTGACTTTTATCAAATTCTAATCTATAAACTCCGGCTGACCTAAATGCTGCTATTTGCGGACTTAATGCCATTTTTTATTTTTTTTTATATTATATATATAGATTTTATTTATTTTTTAAATAAGATCATATATGTCAAAATACATAGCACCTTCATCTTTTGATTTTAATAAAATTTCATCCATCACTTTCTGTACATTAGGATCTACTAAATCAAATTTTTCTTCTACAAAATCAGAAAAATCAAGCGTATGAAAAAATTCAGTTGCATTTATACTTGACATTACTAAATCATCACATCCTAATTGCCCTTGATATTTACCGCTAGATGATTTACCAAAACTAATACACTCTTCAATAGTATTTTTATTATAAAGCCGTATTTTGCCCATACTTATATATTTTTTAAAATTTTGACAAAATATTGTTTTATTATCTGATTTTAATTTTATCCCAAAACTTGAAGTTTTATCATCATTTCGATGTTTAAATTTTACAACCATTTCTTCATCAAAATCATTTCTAGATGGAAATATAGTTTGTAATCTTCTAATTAATTCTGAACCAAACATATTCCATTCTATTATAAGTTTTACATTTTCATTATTGAAAATATCAATAGATATTGTATATAAAATTTTACTAAAATCTTCTATACTATGAGTATTGCTCTGAAAAATAGCAATTTGTTTTAAACCGAAAAAGTCTATAAAACTACCTGGTGATTTTACTTTTTTAATATCACTTATATTCATTGGCTCGATAGAAAAAATATTAATTACTGAATAGTCACCACCACCACCTTCTGCTATATCTACAGAAAATGCCCAATAATTATTTAAATTTTCTATTTGAGAAATATCAAAATCAGGATCCCATACAAGGGCACTATAATTAATTTCTAAATCATCAAGCTCGATAAATTCATGATGTATAAAATCTTTTTGTTTTTTTTGTAATTTTTTTATAGATTCAGGGCCTAATAAAAGATTAGAACTTGCAATAAATTGATTTCCATATTGTCTATTAAATGCTTCCTCTGATCCTAAATTAGAAATTTCTCTATACATCCATGCCTCATCTCGGCCTACTACTTGCCACCAATCTACCCTATATGGGCGGTATTCATTTTTATTGTGAACTGCATTTTTATAAATATCATAGAATTTATTAAAGCCATTAGGAGTACTAGTAATAATAACTCTAGATATTTTAGATGAAGATATAGTAGGATATACGTTTTCATAAAAACTATCTAAAAAACTTGAATGTATATGAGCAAATTCGTCCATAAATAGTAAATGAATAGTAAAACCGATTGCAGCTTTTTTACTAGTATTTAAACCAATAATACGACAACCATTATCAAATTTCATATTAAATACATCATTTTTAAGAACACCTGGCTTCATAAAAAAAGGTAAATTATCTAAAATAACTTTTGCTTTATCTATGATTTCTCTAGTAGTTGAACCTTTATTAGAAAGAACAAGAGCATTTCTATCAAAATTAAAAAGAATATACCATGCTATATAAATAGATGAGCATATCGTATTATGAGAAAGTATGTCATTTGAATAGAAACGATGACCAGGATGATTCACAGTCACATCATACATTTCGATATGCAAAGAAGTTTTTTCTAATTTAACAATTTTTTCTGGACCATCTTTAGTCATAATAAAAGTCCCTTCTTTACAATTTTTTAAATAAACTTCATCTATTTTCTCATTAAATAGAATATGTGTATCAGCACCTTCTAATTTTTTACCAGACAGAGTTTCTATTTTCCAAACATCAAAAGGTTTAGTTTTATGAATATGTGTAATAGGTTGATAACCTGAATCAGTTTTTATTGAAAGTCCTTTAATATCTAAAGTTTCCTGTATTTTATCTAAAAGATTTGATTGATCTAGAAAAGACTTGTCTTTATTTTCAATCTTTTCTATTAGTTGAATCAAAAAAAGAATAATATATCTTAAACCTATACGCATAAAAATTCTTTACATTTGTTTATTATTTCCTCTGGGTTTTTATACCAGTCCGATTCCCATATTACTAAGACTTGGTAATCATGTTCTTCTGCTTTTTCTCTTTTAATCCTGTCATAATCCCATATTTCTTGCGCTGTCATCTTTTTTACTTTATGAAAATAATCAGATTTAAATTTTTGAGTATTGCAATGCCAAAAATCTCCATTGAATTCAATGATCTTTTTAGATTTAATAAAAACCAAATCATATTTATATGCTCTTTTTAGTTCTTTATCCCGGATGAATTTTTCGTTGGATCCTCTTTTTACGTCATCGGTAAAAATAGAACATATTACATCAAAGAATTTTTCTGAAACATTACTTCTACCTCTTCCGATCCATTGATCTTCATTAAAGACTTTAGCTTTCCAATTCTTTCGTCTCTCTTCCCATTTTTCTTTTCCTAATTCTTCACCGTATTTATTTTGAAAAAAAGAAAGATCTCGAGTTTGTAGTTTTGCAATTTCAGCAATAGCTTCTTTGCGAGTCATGCCTTTATCAATCCAGTGCTCAACCTGATTCCAAGTTTTTCTATCTTTTAAAAAAATATTAACTCTTTCAGAAACCATTTTTGCATATTCATCTTCATGTCTATTCGGAAACCTTTTTCGATAAAACTCTATCGAGAAAGGGCTTGCTTCCTTTCTCTTCTGTTCAGAAGTTTTAGTATGAGACATTGGATTTTTTTGCCCTTTAATTTTATCCGAAAACATTTTTTTATACTTTTCTTCCTTCATGTGCTTTCCACCATTAATAGTAGTGGCTTCTCTATCAGAAGAACAATAGAGAGGTGTGTTTGGAAATTCAGCTTTGTACTCGTCAAGAGTTCTATGTGGATGCATAGATTTAAACCATTTGCCATAGATTCTCGGGGTAACGTAACTATTCCAAAGATCTATCACATAGTCTACACCTTCAACGCCTTTTAGAAGAGATTCCTGTCTTTTCTTAAAGTTAAAATCAGATGAACATTTAATAGAACAGAATTTTGAAGTTGCAACTCCAGCCTCGTATCCAGATTTGCAACAAAGACAATTTTTTTGAAAAGGCGTCCTCTTTATATAATTTTTCATGCTAATTTAGATAATATTCTATAGAGAATATATTTTATTGTTTCTAAAAAAGTTAATTTTCTTTTCTGTTTTAGGTATCTAATATAAAGTTCACCGATTGTGACTTTTTCAATAACAGAATCTTTTTCAATTTTTAAGAAAGTTTGTGGAGAAAGACATTTTCCTATTTGCCTGCTGGCTAAACAGATAGAAAATCTATTAGCTCTAAAATGATCAAGCATATCAAGTTGATAATCTCTAAGCTTAATAGTACTAAGACCTTCATCTGTCATTACAGTGCAATAATTATTAGCAAAATAACAGACATCATTTGCACATTTTTTTAATTCTTCAAATTCATGTTTAGTGTAATCAAATAAAATATTACCTTTTCTTAAGGTAGGATTGCCTTCATAAAAAGGTAGTCCTCCTTTTGGTTTATATCCATCATCTATAGAACTTAATAATTTTTCAATTTTTTCTGTACTCCATGATACTCTATCTTCAGAATTTTCAGTACGAGGTACAACAATTTCTACTTCACTATTTTTATATTGTACTGCCATTATAGTCCAAATTCATTATCATTTTCATCAAATTCATTATCATCTACTATATCTTCATCATCGCCATAGTCATCATCATTTCTTTTTATTTTAGCACTTTCAAATGGTGGTTCATATTCTAGTAAATTCTTAATTGTGTTTACTTCAGTTTCAGCATCTTCTTCGGTATACTCAGCTCTAATACTTTTCATTAGTTCCTTAGTACCTCTAGAACTAATCATATTAGAAGATGTATTATTTTTTTCTGAAGATATTACTTTATATTGAGGTTTATAAATATCAATATCTCTACTTAATTTTTTCATATTTTCTTCAGATGCTATAAGATACATAGTTTGACTTTTTACTATATCTAAGAGAGTTTTCTGTAGTCCTCCTAGTACTTCAAACATGCGTGGATGCATTTCTCCACTATCAATATTATCAAGCATTGTAATAATTGCTCTCTCAGCAGCCTCCATTTGAAAAATAAGAGCGCCTAATGACATTTTATCTAACTCTACTCGAGCTTTGATATATTCTTGTTCTTCAATAATTTCTTCTGATAAATAAAGCTTTAATAATCCATTAATTACTTTTTTTGCTTTAATATATGCATTATTTCTAAGTGTATCGTATGACGTTACTGTACGAGATTTTACTAAATCATCTAAACCTTCTTCTTTGATATTTATTTTATCTGGTAAGTCATCATTTAGTAATTCACTAATACTATTTCTTAAATTGTTTTTTGACATTTTATTATAAATTATCTGTAAAAAAAATAAACACTCTGTTACAAAAAATATTTCAAATTATCCATTATGCATTAATTAGTATACCTATTTCCAATCAATTTCTAAATCAGTGTAAATACATAAAAGTTCTTCATCTTCATCAATATCACATATAGTATAAAATTCATCTGTATCTAAGTTATGATATACATTTGGATTATTTGAATGATTTACATAGTATGCTAGATTTAGATTATTAGGTGTTCTTGATAAGTATATTCCAACATCATCACAGTTTACTATATTTCTTAAATAAGATTTAGTAGATTGTGGTATATCTTTAATTTCATCCCAAGATATATATGTTGTATCAGAATTTACATCTGAAAATAATTTCTCGTTTTTTTTAATTTTGCAAATACTAAATACTCCAACTCCATCACATACCTTAGATGGTTTTAATTTCAATTTTGTATTATTTAGTATATTATAAATAATATCAGTTTTCTCCATCTTTTGTAAAATTAGTCATGTAGTTATAGTCTGTTTCATATCCACTCGTATTTTCTACAGTATAGATATTCATATCTATCTTATAGCCAGGATTTTTATCTATCCTATTATAAGTCCAAGCAGTATCCATCCATATAATTCTATTATTAGGGTATATAAAATAGTTACCGTTATCCATTTTAAAAAAATGACCACATTTATGCTCAGGAGTTTCGGAAAAGTTAGTATCAATAACATTTCTGTTTTCATGAGACCAATCAAGAGTAAACATATATGTACCTGAACGTTTAACACCACTTATCGATATTAAATCAGCTCGGAGGCCTGCTAACCTTTCTCTTACATTTACATCTATGTATGATGAAAAGCAATCCCAATACATGTGTTCCGATAATGGTAGTAATTCAGCATCTTCCTTCCATACAAAGGAGTGAATAGGTCTACGTGTCCAATTAACCCCATTATCTAAAAAAGCTTCAAATAACGGAACTCTTTTTTGTATAGATGCAACAGAATGTACATCTGCTAGAGTATATTCGTTAAATCCTGATTTATGATTAAATAAAAACTCATTCCTAATTAAACAGGTAACGGTTGGTATATTTGCATTTAAATAAGCCATTATTATTTTAGATTTATTTTTATTAAATTTAATAATTTTTTAATTCATTAGATTCCATAATTTCTTTTTGACATAGGATAGGATTTCCATAAAAAGAAGATATTGTATTTTTCATATTAACGAGGATTTGTTACAGTTGCTAATCTTAATTGAGGCGAAGCGTTATCTATAATATCAGCTAATTGGTTATCATTTACAACATATTGAGATAAAATTAGAGACTGCTGTTCAATTTCTATAGGTTTTATAAAAACTCTTAGATTAGTAAGATGCATATTACATCCTAAAATTCTCCATTGTTTTGAATCAGGTATATCTATTTTAGTCAATAAAGACTGTGTTTGAGTATATATGTTATTTAATTCTGCATTTTTAGTTGGATCATTAAGACCTGTTTGGTACTGAGATTCCCATATAAATAAACTTAATTGATCAAATGAATTTGACATATTAAGAACTATAGCATACCATTTATTTTTAATTAACATTGTTTTTCCTCTTAAGTCATAGTAATAATAATTTTCATTTATCTTAATAACAAAAAAGTTTTGAGAATATACTATATGAAAATAGTCTTCTGAATTTGTTCCTGTATCGTATGTAAAAAAATTACAACTTTCTTCTTTATAAACTTTTGGATTTTGTTTTAAAGTACTTGTTACAAACTCTCTACTGATTGTAAAATCTCCATCATTAACTTCTAACACCTCAGAAACTCCATCATAGTCTAAAGTTCCTGAAAGAACTACAAGATCTCCAATTTTAAAAGGTGGAGTTTGAGAAGTACTGATAACAGTTTTTCCATTTGACGTAGCTGAACTTATACCTGTAACAACTATGTTAGAATTGATAGGTTTAATAAATTTAGGTCTAAACCACAGATTTATAGATCTATCTTCATCAGGCTGAATACCATATTCATATCTATAAACTAAAGCTTCGGAACCTACTGTAATCGAAGATAAATCGTAATAATTTTTAGCAATAATTGTCCAATTATTGTACAATTTTTCATCTTTAATTGTTAATTTTTTACTAAGAACTCTTCTGATATAGTCATTAGAGCCAGTTCCTATCCTTTTATATACATTAGGTTTGCCATTTTGAATCTTTTCGCCTAAAGCTTCTTTTTCAAATTTTGTATCGAGATCTGATATTAATGCATTAGTATTTTCTTCTATATTAACATCACTATACATTACATTTGAAGACTGTTGATATATTATTAAACCTACTTTCCAATAGCTGGCTGAATACATAAAATCATCTGGATTTGCTATACTATTTACCTGAAACATTTTTTTCATAATTGGAAAATAGAGATAATCGCCTTCAGAAGGCCGTGTATTTCTGCCAAATACTTTTTCAAATTCTGTTTTTACAATATGAATTTCAAAAAGGTCCATTGCATAGTCCATCATTAAAGGGCTAAATGCAATTTCACGAGTAGGCAATTCATTGTCAGGAATAAGAATTTTAACTTCGCTTTCCTGCATTACATTAAAGAGACTATATTCTTTTAAAATAACATCTCTACTTCTTTGATCAGCCTCGGTTTTAAAATACTGAACACAAAAGCCAAAAAGATTTGAAACTACTTGACTAAGAGTTTTATATGTACTTACACCAGAACCTATATTATAAGGATTCCATATTTTATCAGGGCAACAGTCAATAACTAAATTATTACAAAGTGTTGGATTATTAGTATCACAACATTCATATTGAGGAATCATTTGTAAAGTTCCTTTTTCAGTAAACACTTCTAATGAAATTGATTCAAAAGTTAATGTATGATCATATTCTAATGCAACTGCAGTATATCGATATTGAATCCAAAATAAATTAGTCGGATTTAATACAAGATGTTGTAAATTTGTAGTATTTAATTCTTGATAATCTGAATATGTTACATTATCAGTAGACCATCTAAATTCTTTATCAAAATAGTTAAGAGTATCTTCTCCAATAATAGTATCTACAAATCCTGTTATATTTTTAACTTCTCTGTATGGAGATACTAATGAAATAATAATTACATCATTAACTGCATCAACAGTACGCCCATTTACGGCCATAAATTATTTCTTTTATTATATATTCTATTTTAAATAAGAAATACTTTAGTTTTTATCAAAAAAAAGATCTTAATATTCCATTAAGATCTTATAAATTTTTTATTTTTAATTTTTACTAGTCATCTAAATTATATTTTTTGTAATCTTCTCTCCTAAGATCTACATAGTAAATTACTGAATGTGGCTTCTCAGAAGAGGTTCCTTTTACAAGCCAGTCTTTTTTTACCAGGCGATTAGCTAAAGATATTTCCTCACTGTTCATAAGTTTTCTATGTAAAGGCCCTGACTTATTTACCATTTTTAAAAATTCTATTTCCTCTAAGTCTAGTGGACTGAGTTCTTCATTAAGGAAGTCTTTGTAATTTTTCATTTTTTTATTTTAAATTTTACCGCTGTCGATATTTTTTTGTATTTTTTTTAAATCTGATACAACTATATCTAAATTTAAATTTATTGCATCTCTGTACTCAGTCATTCCTATTTCATTTATTTTTAAATATAGGGAAAGTGCTTCGCTAGAAGGCGTATATGTATTTTTTGTGGTTTTTTTTGCAGTTTTAGTAAAAATCCAGCCAGGTGTTTTTTTATACCTAAGTCCTATTTTTCGCCATGAATGTGCAACACCAGTAGGGCTGGTATTTAATTTATTAAACATTTCAGCCTGTATAGGATATTGTATAGAAAAAAGGCGATTTGTCATAAAAGAATTTTTTTTCTTCACATAATCTGACAATTTTTCATACTCAGTATTTTGAGAAAAAAGACATTTAATATAATCAAATAAATCCATAGTTATAGTTTTTAAAAAATATGATCAGAATTTTTACTTTTCTTAATAAAAGACATATCAGTATCATCATCTTCAGCACTAAAAAAATCAGAAATAGTTTCATCTAAATACCTAGTGTCTTTTAAAAATTCATCCTTATTGGAAATAAAATCAAAATTAGCAATTAGTGTATTTTCTGTTTTTTCAATATGTTCAAAAAGTTGATTGTAGATTGATTCAGGTATAGATTTTTGGTGCAAAATTACGAGATTAGTATTATCTTGTAAATTTTTATGAATTTGTTCATAAGACATTTTAGTAGCAGACAAATTCTTAATAAGAATATTACATATATCCTTTTGGTAACTTTCATTATATAGAAATTCTATTTTAAATTTACCATATTTTTTTTCAAATTCAAGTAATATACTTTCAGCTTTTTTATCAGAAATGCCATAAGTTCTATTTTGTCCATTTTTATTAACGCTTGAATAATAATAGACAGATTTAACATTATCGCCTGAATCACCAGTTAATACTTTTTTAAATCCAAAATCACCAGAATTAACTTCTTCTATATTAAGACCTGATTCGTTAATAATCTTTTTTAAATTAGATTTAATAACTGAATCACCGCTTATACTTTTTTGCATACTAAAAATATCAAAAACTTCATTATCTTTAGTATTTAACCATTCATTAAATCCTTCATATACTACTAACCTTTTAGTAGTATTGGCATACCATAGTGTAAATGCATGTGTTGATTTATTTTTATTTACTAATTGTATAAGATCTTTATCCCCTGAAAAAATAAGAACTGATTTCCCTTTGAGGTTACAATTTACAGACCATGCAAATATAAGATCATCTCCTTCTGCACCATTTACTTTATGTAAAATTACACCTTTTTTTTCTAAAATATTTTTAAATTCTTCTAATACTTTATAAAAATTATTCCAATTTACATTTGAATCTTCTGATCTATTTGCTTTATATTCAGCAGATGGAAAAAAATCTTTTCTCCATGATTTAGAATCAATTGTAAAAATTACCTGATCAACAACGTTACGGAATTTTCGCATTTCTGATGTGAAATCAATAGATAATTTTCTAATAAAAATATCCATTTCTTTTTTTGTATCTAGAGTTTGCCCTGAAGATTTAGGCAACACATAAAAACTTCTAAAAAGAAAATAATTACCATCAATTACAAGAGTCATTTTATTCATGATTTACTTTTTATAAGTTTTAATAAAATATCGCCATGACAGGGTTGTGGTTTACACCAACATCCGAGTGTTTTATTTTTTAATTCATCTAAATCTTTTAACAAAATCTGGCCTTCACCTTTCGTAATCCATTCTTCAAATGCACTAATTGCTTCTTCTCGAGTATTTACTATGTATTTAGCTAGAGTTTTACCATCTTGCTTATGAGTAAAAGGGTTTCCCCATTTACTAGGTCTTCCTATGTAAATATCATAGGATTCTTTTTTTAGATGAACAACTTTACACATATTAAGATTCTTTAATTATACTTTGTAATTCATAACAACATGCAAGCATTGTAATTACTGGATCAATAACTTGACTTCTCATAGACTGATACTTCGCAACAGTTATTATTATTTGTGGTATTGCTTTATCGTATGTAGGTTTTTCAGTTTTAATATAATCAATAAATTCTGAACCAAGAACTGACAGAATATCATC